CTACGAATTGTGGTGTGTCCGTTCTTATCACTTGAACCCATAGAAAATGAATCCATTTCATGCATTCTACGAACTTCTTCTGTGATTTTAGTGGTCAGAGTTCCATTTGATGATGCCTGATCCTCAAATCCAGAATATGGAACCTCACCTTCAGGAAGCATAGAAATTATACTTTCATCAAAGTTCCAAATTAATGTTGCCTTCAAAGAAGTATGCTCATACTTCTTCAGAACTTCAATCTTCTTTGCCTTGCTTCTCTGTTTGGAAACAAGATCCAAAACCTCAAAAACAAATGGATTCTTTGGAAGTTCTAATGATACTGCCTTAGTCGTTGTCGTTTTCTTCTTCGTTGCTGTCGTCATAGTTTTCAAAATTAAATGCGATTACTTCATCCGGAATTAAATTTCCTTGCTCATCAAACATCTCAGGATGATATCTCGGTGCCTCTCTATAGTTCATCATGTATTCTCTGGCAGTCCAACCAATCATCAAACCCATCATGAGAAATAAAATAGTCAGAAATGAACCAAATACTAAACTAACTGATAACATTTTTCTTACTCCGGGATGTCTTGATGGAAAACTCAAAATGAATATTTACTTTCCATCTCAGAAAGCAAACCATTTTTTCAAACATAATGTGAAATGGTCTTGTTTGCTTTCTCTTACCTCCATTGAGCAAGAATTCAACACCACGATTTATGTGGTCTTCATTTTTATTTATGTTAAGACTTGATGACTCGTTGTTCTCTGAGGAATTTGATTGTGTCAATGCATCCTCCTAATTTTTTATCGTCACATACTACCTGCGGAAAGGTAGAACCCCTACCAAATTTAGCATAAAATTCTTCTCGTGTAAAGTCCTCTTCAAGATTATAAGATACAAACTGTGTCCCTGTCAACTCTAGAACTTGTTTAATCTTATAGCAATGAGGACAATTTTCTTTTGTGTAAACTTTAAAATTCATATTATTTTTTTTCCTTTATATATTATACCATACCTTGACAGAAGTGCCAAAAATGAGTAGAATACCTTTGTTAGGGTTAATGAATGATGTATAGATATATAATAAGATAAGATAAAAATAATTATGAGTTCTTTTAGTAAGAAAGGTTGGCACTATTTACCTGAGATCATCAGTAGAGAAGAAGCAATACAAATTAAGTATCAAAATCTTTGTGGTGCTATGAGTGACTTAGGTTCTTTAGAAGGTCATTGGGATAAAGAAAGAGGAAGAGTATTAACTTGTTATGCACCACCATCATCTGCCTTTGTAGTTCATAGAGTGAAACCAATTCTTGAAGAAGTATTAGGAGAAGAACTCATTCCTTCTTATTGGTTTTCTACAACTTATCATAATAAAGGATGGATGAATTGTCATACTGATAGACCTTCTTGTGAAGTCTCAGTGACTATGAATATTTCTGGTGATGCAGAATGGCCTATTAAAATGAAAGACCTTACAGGAAAACGAAGAGAAGTTATAACACCTGTTGGTGATGGTCTTGCATACTTAGGTACTATTGTTCCTCACTGGAGAAGTCCATTAAGAACTCATAAGAATGATCGATTTATGCAACTCTTCTTGCATTATGTAAGAAAGAATGGTTCTTATGCGGACTATGCTTATGATAAGAACCAAAAGTGTTTAGAATTACTCAACACCTAAATCCTCTTCCGGTAATGCAGGAAGAGTATCATTAATTAATACAATAGATCTTAATTTTTGAGAATAATCTTTAGTTATATTTGCATCAACTTCCACTGAAGATGGAGAAGCAGGGAAAACATCTGTTGTAATTCCCACAGATGGTAAATCTCTTAGAGTAGTTCTCCAATTTTTAAACTCATCGGTTAAGACATTTCCATCCTCTATTGTTTTTGTAACAATCCAATCAGTCTCTTTCAAAACTTCATCTCTAATTATTCTTATTTCACCATATCTTTTTTCAGTTTGTCTTGCATCATAATTAGAAATCTCAGTGTCCCATTCTTCCTGAGTTAAAATTTTGAGTCCATCATTTACTACAATAGTATATGTTTCTCTATAAGTTACATCATGCAAAGTTACTGTGGTTGTTTCACCTGTTGGTTCTCCAGTTTCTTCTCCTAAAATAGGTTCTTCAACCTGCCTTTCTGTGGAACTTACTACTGTAATATTTGAGTCATTTTGATATTCAGTCAAGACACTTGGTGTTACAGTTTTTGAATACTCAAAATACTCTGGAACTCTTGATAAGCAAATATGATCTCCATTCTCATCAGTTAAACGATGAACAACTTCCAAATTTTTTAATTTTGGAAATACGTATCCTCTTATCTGACCTTTTATCCATTCTCCACTATCTCTATCCATTAAAAAATGTTTGATTAATTGAGACATTTTTATTAGTACACCTTTATGTTGTATTTATCTTCTATCTCTTTATCAATCTCTTTTTTTGTAGGCATACCTTGAACAGTCATCCAGTTTACCATTGCATAACGAGTTCCTGAGATCACTGGTTCTACTGTATGAAGATAAAACTGTGATGAGGGAAAAGCAACTAACAATCCTGGTTCTGGTTTAATACGAACTCTAAGGTCTGGGAATACAAATTCTCCACCATCAAAGTCATCATTTAAAAAAAGAATAGTTGATAAATCCCTCTCTACAGACTTCTTCCAGATGATAGAACCATCAGGGTTCTTCCACCTTGATACGGCATCATAATGAGGTTTATAGTGCCCTCCTGGTTCGTATACAAGCAACTGAGGGAGTTCACTATCTCTTATTTGAAACTCATAAAATGGATTGATTACATGATGAACTATGTTGTCATAAAGTTCTTTGACTTCTTCAATAATTTTTGAGATGTCAGAGCAGTCTACATTTCTTACATTTAAATCAATCTTTGATGGATGATCTTGTTTATTTTCATTTGCTTTCTCTCCATCAAATACACCCATCTTATCTTTGGGTGCAATCTTTGCATGATTCAATAAGAAATTAATTCCTTCTTTTGATACAACTTTTGGTTGAATCAAAACATTTCTAAGTATATCATTCATAAAATAATAATCTAATTATTTTTATTTAGTGTCAGTTTGAGAGTGCTGCTGAACCACTTCTTGCTTGAGATAAATTATTTCCTGGTAATGATAAAGTCTCATTAGAGAAATCAAGACGTTCGATTGTGGAGACATTAGGTGGACCACCACCACCAAAGTAACCATAAGAACTACTTGAGAGTGCTGCTAAACCTCGTCTTGCTTGAGATAAATTATTTCCTGGTGCTGATGTAGTCTCATTTGAGAAATCAAGACGGTCGATTGTGTTGACATTAGGTGGAGCAAAACCACCACCAAAGTAACCATAAGAACTACTTGAGACTGCTGCTAAAAGACTTCTTGCTTGAGATAAATTATTTCCTGGTGCTGATGTAGTCTCATTTGAGAAATCAAGACGGTCGATTGTGTTGACATTAGGTGGAGCAAAACCACCACCAAAGTAACCATAAGAACTACTTGAGACTGTTGCTAATCGGTTTCTTGCTTGAGATAAATTATTTCCTGGTGCTGATAAAGTCTCATTTGAGAAATCAAGACGGTCGATTGTGGAGACCCTAGTTGGACCCGGAGAACCACCACCAAAGTAACCATAAGTTCTTGAACCTTTTGGTCTTTGTGATTGTCCTCCTGATAAACCTCTTTTCATTCCATATCCACTAAAAGAAAAGGGAGATACTGTTGCAACTGTCTCATTACTGAAATTGATACGAGACATTGTGGACGTAGTACTTGATCCAGGAAGATCATTAATTCCACAAAACATATAACCATAAGTATTGCTGCTACTATATCCACCATAACCAAACTCTCCAAAAATTTTATTGGAGATCAATTGCACAGTTTCATTAGAAAAATCTAAACGTTGTATGTTAGAGTCATATATATCAGGAAAATAATTTCTATTTCCTCCCGCAATGTATCCATACTGAGGGCATTGAGTAGTATATGTTCCCGAAATATTATTATTGAGTACTGCAGTTAAAGTAGATACAGTTTCATTTGAAAATTGGAGACGAAAAATGTCGTCAAATCTAATTATTGGTGGTGAAATCAATCCACCAGCAAAATATCCATAATCATTTGTTTGCAATCCAGAATTAAATGCATTATTTCCCGGCAAACTTCCAATTGGACTAGGCACACAAGTTTCGGTAATAAAATCAATTCGATCTATGTTGGATTTATAGAGTGAATTCCTTCCACCAGCAAAATATCCATAGGAATTATTTTCACATGATCCCATGGATTCTCTAGTAGAAGGAAGTTTAGTTCCTGGATCAGACACAACCTCAGTAGAAAAATCCAAACGATCTACTTGACTATAAAAAACTTGAGGAGATTCCCTTCTTCCACCTACATAAAATCCATATAAACTTGTTTGAACAGAACTAAGATTTCTTGCAGATACAGATATTTTAGAATTACCTGGATCCGAAACAACTTCGACCTGATAATCAAGTCTGTTTATAGTACTTAGATCAGTACCATCATCTCCTCCACCAAAGTAACCATAAGTAGCACTCTCTGGCCAACTTTCGAAGTTGTCGTTCGCAATATTTTTTACTTGTTCTGTTCTAACTTCATTAAGAGAAAATATTGGCATTTATAATCCGAAGATGGTATATCTTTGAGTTCTTTGTTTTTTCCAGAACTCCATATGATTATATTTATTCATAATATTCTCCGAAAGATACTTTGTATTATCACGATGTATCTTTTCTACCTTATTTCTGACATCATGCATCTTCTCTAACTTATAAACCTCATCATTCTCATCTTGTTTTGTAGTGACATCATCAAAACTATGAGAGTAATAAGGTAGATTTAGAAACTCATAAATTCGATTGAGTTCTTGTTGAGGATTTTTTACTAAATCATCGTAATCAACAAGTAATAAGTATTGATTATTTCCTTTCTTATAACATTCTAAAAGAGCATTATAAGATTGACCTATGATACCTTGAGAAGACATTAGATAATCAGAACGATTATCATTTGAGATTTCTATGTCATTTCTTATAAGACCTTCATCAATAAATGATGTAGTATTTGACTTATAAATCAGATTTAAAAATGAAGATAAAATGTCCTGAATGTTTCTTACGGGACAGATAATTTTTGGTTCAGTTGTGATGTAGTCCTGAATGTGTTGTATTTGATTGACCCAACCTCTTGACTTATCAATAATAATGTTCTGAGAAGTATTGAAATAATAATTATAAGGTATAGAAGATAATACCTTATGAGCACCTTCAGGATTAGGTGTTGCTTTGTATTGTTCTGAATTGTATAAGAGATACTCTTCAGTATAATGAATTGTATCTAACAAAGGTGAGTTTGTAGATGCGTGTATCTCTGGGTTCTGATTAAGTAATGCAGTTAATAAAGTCGAACCTGATCTTGGAAGACCAGACATAAAATAAAATTGTTTCATAAGTTAGTTAGAGACTGCTGCTAAAATACTTCTTGCTTGTGTTAAATTATTTCCTGGTGCTGATACAGTTTCATTAGAAAAATCTAAACGGTCAATGGTGCAAACAGTAGGTGGAGTGGCGCCACCACCACCAAAGTAACCATAATTGGAATTAGAGACTGCTGCTAAACCTTGTCTTGCTTGTGTTAAATCATTACCTGGTGCTGATACAGTTTCATTAGAAAAATCTAAACGGTCAATGGTGCAAACAATAGGTGGAGCATTACCACCACCAAAGTAACCATAATTGGAATTAGAGACTGCCGCTAAATCAAATTTTGCTTGTGTTAAATCATTGCCTGGTGCTGATACAGTCTCATTAGAAAAATCTAAACGGTCGATGGTGCAAACACGAGGTGGAGTAGCACCACCACCAAAGTAACCATAATTGGAATTAGAGACTGCTGCTAAACCACTTATTGCTTGAGATAAACCATTTCCTGGTGCTGATGTAGTCTCATTAGAGAAATCAAGACGGTCGATTGTGCTGACAATACCTGGAAGAAAACCACCACCAAAGTAACCATAATTGGAATTAGAGACTGTTGCTGAACCACTTCTTGCTTGAGGTAAATTATTTCCTGGTGCTGATGTAGTCTCATTAGAGAAATCAAGACGGTCGATTGTGTTGACGATAGTGAAAGGTGGAGTGAAATCACCACCACCAAAGTAACCATAAGAATTATTTGAGACTGCTGCTAATCGGTTTCTTGCTTGAGATAAATCACCTATATTTAATAAAGTCTCATTTGAGAAATCAAGACGGTCGATTGTGGAGACATTAGGTGGAGCAAAACCACCACCAAAGTAACCATAAGTTCTTGAACCACTTATTCGGTATGATGCTCCTCCGGAGACTGCTGCTAAACCATCTCTTGCTTGAGATAAATTATTTCCTGGTAATGATAAAGTCTCATTTGAGAAATCAAGACGTTCGATTGTGCAGACATAAGATGGAACAAAACCACCACCAAAGTAACCATAAGAACTGCTTGAGGTTGCTGCTAAAAATCGTCTTGCTTGAGGTAAATTATTTCCTGGTGCTGATGTAGTCTCATTAGAGAAATCAAGACGGTCGATTGTGCAGACACTAGTTGAAGCAAAACCACCACTAAAGTAACCATAAGAACTACTTGAGAGTGCTGCTAATCCATATCTTGCTTGAGATAAATTATTTCCTGGTAATGATAAAGTCTCATTTGAGAAATCAAGACGGTCGATTGTGGAGACCTGAGGTGGAGCAAAACCACCACCAAAGTAACCATAAGAACTACTTGAGGTTGCTGCTAAATAACTTCTTGCTTGAGGTAAATTATTTCCTGGTAATGATAAAGTTTCATTTGAGAAATCAAGACGGTCGATTGTGCAGACATTAGGTGGAGCAGTACCACCACCAAAGTAACCATAAGAACTACTTGAGACTGCTGCTAATAGTTCTCTTGCTTGAGATAAACCATTTCCTGGTGCTGATAAAGTCTCATTTGAGAAATCAAGACGGTCGATTGTGCAGACAAAAGGTGGACCACCACCACCAAAGTAACCATAAGAACTACTTGAGAGTGCTGCTAAACGTCGTCTTGCTTGAGGTAAATTATTTCCTGGTAATGATAAAGTCTCATTTGAGAAATCAAGACGGTCGATTGTGGAGACAGTAGTTGGACCACCACCACCACCAAAGTAACCATAAGTAGCACTCTCTGGCCAACTTTCGAAGTTGTTATTATCTACATTCTCTACTTGCCTATCATAAATGGAATTGAGTCCAAATACGTCTCCTATGAATGCCATAAGATTTTACTGTTTTAATTCTTGGTTGAATAATGATCCATTAAGTTGCTTCTTTTCTTCATCCTCAATAGATGAAAGAATTTTTTGATCCATACCAGTAATTTCTGAGATACCAGCAGTTACACTTTCTTGAAGACTATTCAGAAAATCAAGAGGATTGGTTGGATCACCAAATGAACCTTTAGTTCTATTTACATCATTAGGTAATACTGTAGGAGCACTTGCTCTTCTCATCGAACGAATGTTACCTGCATTCACACCAGTTCTTGCCGCAAACAAATCATCCAGAGATTGATTTGCAAGTCTGCGTTCCCAATAATCTGGTTGATCGGCATCAAATTGTTCTTTACTTACTAACTTACCATCATTCAATTCAATCAGACGACTAATCAATTTATCAAAACACTCAAGTTCTTGAACTGATGCTTTAAATCCATGATTAAGTCCTTCAAGCATACGATGGAAATGAAACTCATCAATGTCATACCAACATAATTCTTCTCCCCCATCACGGGTTTTCCACCAGATTGGTTGCGTCTTATCCTTTCCTTCCCACTTATAATGAAACTCTCTTGCTTCTTTCTTTGCCTGAATAACTCTTGATAGTAGACCTTCTGCAGCACTCTTACGATTGATTAGTGCAGACTTAAATGCAGATGGAATTGTGAAGTTGTCATGAACAATAAACTTTTCAATTTGAAAATCTGAACGTCCTTGTGCAAGTTCTACTTCACTTTCAGTCCAACGATTTGCTTCATTCAGAACCTTGAACATAAAGTCATTCTTATCATCTAAAACTTCTTTAGATGATGCAAGTGCAATTGCTTCATAATTGTTAGACATACTTATCCAATTTTTTTAATCTTGATACTTTATTTAGTATTGTTGTCCTTATCAGCAAATTTTACTTTTGCGTGATAAGTTCTATAAAATTACTCCACTGTTCTGAAATGTATTTCCAGTTATAATTCTTTATAGTAATCGATGATAATTCATTTGTTGCGGCATAAAAAGTTTCTGGTTGCTTATCAAAGAAATCAAAGCACCTTGAAACTTCTTGTGCAAACTCATTGATAAACTTTGGAGATGGTTTCCACCCAGAACTGGTGTTCTCTCCCAACATAGGAACATACTTACCACGATCAAAAGAAACTTCTCTTAATGCTCCAATGTCTGATGTAATTGGATAGCATCCACATGCCATTGCCTCTGCCATCGAAACACAGAAAGTTTCCTCCCAGACATTTGGATGAATAAAGAATGCGGCATCCTGAATGTGTGGTAGAAGTTCCTCTCTGTCAATACAAATTGAATACTCCACACCAGGAAGAGACTTCAGTTCTTCTATCGCATCAAAGTGCTCTTGTATTTTATTTCTTTCTACATGATCCTGACCATAAAGATCATAAGATGAAAATACTTTTAGTTTTGCATCTGGATGATTTTTGATTACTTGTTTCCAGATTTTGGGAAGAGGAACAATACCTTTATGGGGAGCAGAAAAGAAAATACCAGTCTTTGATTTCTTATCATAAGGTTTAAACTCATCAGTAATTCCATTATGAATTACAGTAATCTTATCTGCAGGTGCTCGATTATATTTGATGTATTGTTCTGCTTCCCAGTTTGATACACAAACAATCCTATCAATCTGTGATACAAATTCTGGAAGTCTTAAGAGTTGTGGTTGGTCACAATTATCATGCGCCCAAAGTATTTTGTATTGCTTATTTGATTGTATAAGTTCTTCTATACTTCTCGATACTTCAACATTTTCTGGAAATTTATAATGTTGGGCAAGATGATAAAAAGAACTTTCAGTTGCTCCAGACTTCATGTTTTCATAGTGTAGTTTTGATTATTTAGTGTCAGTTTGAGAGTGCTGCTAAACTATTTCTTGCTTGAGGTAAACCATTTCCTGGTAATGATAAAGTCTCATTTGAGAAATCAAGACGGTCGATTGTGGAGACATTAGGTGGAACAAAACCACCACCAAAGTAACCATAAGAACTACTTGAGACTGCTGCTAATCGGTTTGTTGCTTGAGATAAATCACCTATATCTAATAAAGTCTCATTTGAGAAATCAAGACGTTCGATTGTTGATCGATAAGGGAAACTATAACCACCACCAAAGTAACCATAAGAACTGCTTGAGGTTGCTGCTAAATATCGTCTTGCTTGAGGTAAACCATTTCCTGGTAATGATAAAGTCTCATTTGAGAAATCAAGACGGTCGATTGTGGAGACAAAAGGTGGAGCAATACCACCACCAAAGTAACCATAAGAACTATTTGAGACTGCTGCTAAAGCATTTCTTGCTTGAGGTAAATTATTTCCTGGTAATGATAAAGTCTCATTTGAGAAATCAAGACGGTCGATTGTGTTGACATTATCTGTAGCAGCACCACCACCAAAGTAACCATAAGAACTACTTGAGACTGCTGCTAATGCAAATCTTGCTTCAGGTAAATTATTTCCTGGTGCTGATGTAGTCTCATTAGAGAAATCAAGACGGTCGATTGTGTTGACATTAGCTGGAGTAAAACCACCACCAAAGTAACCATAAGAACTACTTGAGACTGCTGCTAAAAGACTTCTTGCTTGAGATAAATCACCTATATCTAATAAAGTCTCATTTGAGAAATCAAGACGTTCGATTGTGCAGACATTAGGTGGAGCAAAACCACCACCAAAGTAACCATAAGTTCTTGAACCACTTATTCGGTATGATGCCCCTCCGGAGACTGCTGCTAAACCATCTCTTGCTTGAGATAAATTATTTCCTGGTAATGATAAAGTCTCATTTGAGAAATCAAGACGGTCGATTGTGACGACATTAGGTGGAGACCAACCACCACCAAAGTAACCATAATTGGAATTAGAGACTGCTGCCAATTCATCTCTTGCTTCAGGTAAATTATTTCCTGGTGCTGATGTAGTCTCATTAGAGAAATCAAGACGGTCGATTGTGCAGACGAGTGGACTACCACCACCAAAGTAACCATAAGAGTTATTAGAGACTGCTGCTAACTTAGTTCTTGCTTGAGATAAATTATTTCCTGGTAATGATGTAGTCTCATTTGAGAAATCAAGACGTTCGATTGTATCGACCTGAGGTGGAGCAAAACCACCACCAAAGTAACCATAAGAACTACTTGAGACTGCTGCTAATCCATATATTTCTTGAGATAAATTATTTCCTGGTAATGATAAAGTCTCATTTGAGAAATCAAGACGTTCGATTGTGCAGACATTAGCTGGAGCCCGACCACCACCAAAGTAACCATAAGAACTATTTGAGACTGTTGCTAAATAATATCTTGTTTGAGATAAATTATTTCCTGGTGCTGATGTAGTCTCATTTGAGAAATCAAGACGGTCGATTGTGTTGACATTACCTGTAGCATAACCACCACTAAAGTAACCATAAGAACTACTTGAGGTTGCTGCTAAAAATCGTCTTGCTTCAGGTAAATTATTTCCTGGTGCTGATGTAGTCTCATTAGAGAAATCAAGACGTTCGATTGTGGAGACATTAGGTGGAGCAAAACCACCACCAAAGTAACCATAAGTAGCACTCTCTGGCCAACTTTCGAAGTTGTCGTCCTTTATGTTTTGGTATTGCCTCTTATAAACTTTATTGAGACCGAAAACTCCCCGTACCATTAGTTATCCTTCGCAGTAAACGTGAGAACCTACATGTTCTAATCTTATACTACTATTTAACCAAGAAGAATGTCCAACACTCTTTGCTCTTTCAAAAAATGAGAAATCTTCTGGAAGAAAACTCATGTCTTTTCTTATTTCTAAGAAGTAATGATAAGAATTATGATATTCTTTTTCAGTTGGTGGTGTTGAACTATTGTTTGTTGGTGGATAATACTTCAGTTCTTCACCATGTTTTTGCTGAATGCTTTCAAATACTTTTCTTTTGATTAAAGAAAAACCAAATCCAATGTTTTCAATTTTAATCAATTCCCCTTCTTCTTCTCTTGGTTCTGAGAAATTATAATTGTAACGAAGTGGAATACTTTTCATCGGATAAGCACCACACACAATGTCTTTATCATACTTCAAAAGATTAAATACATCTTCTGGTTGAAATCCAATGTCAGCATCAATAAACAAAATTCTTTCATACTCTGTATTATTCATAAAGAAGTTTGCTATTCTTGACCTTGCTCTAGTCACAAGGCTTTCATTTGCTATCGTCAAAAGACCATGATCAACTCCAGCAGTTCTTAAATTTTTACCAAGATTAAATAATCCTTTTGCAGTTTTATCACTGACCAATCCACCATAACAGGGCATTGCAATTAAGATACTCATACTATTAACTCAACATTAAATGAAATAGAAATTCGATTTTGATCTGATGTATTAGGTGAAACAAAATGAGGCAACCAAGAAGGAAATAAAAGTAACTCACCTACTTTTGGATAATGTGAAAAGTATTCATCTTTAACTAAAGAACTTCTCTGAAAGTCCATCATTCTTGCAGATCTTGGATCCTGAAAAACAATTTCATTATTTCCCTCAGGTAATTCTATGTAGTATACTCCACTCAACCATCCAGAAGGATGAACATGAGTAAAGTTAAATCCACCTTTTGGATTGATGTTTCCCCACATTGCTCTCACAACCATTTGAGGAGGTTCTTTATTTGATAAACTCTTAGCAATCATCCGAGTGGCATTAAGTGCCTCATCTAAAAGTGGTTTAAAAACATTTTCTTTCCACAATAAAGTATCACTCTGCCATCCATTACGATTACTTCTTTTTTCACCGTCTGTTTTCTTTGAAAGATCAATCAAAAAGTTTTTATACTTTTGATTTTGATAATCATTAAAGATGTCAGCAGTGTAAAAAGAAGTAGGAAAAATAACTCCTTCTTTCAATTGACACATAAAAAACTCAATAATACTATACTATGTATTTGCCTGACAGAGTAGCAGAAAGACTATTAGTGAGTGTAGTTCCGGCAACACCAACAACAATCGTATCATTTGTTGCAAGATATTTTGGTTTCTCTAAAATCTCAATCACACTGTTTTTAGGTATTGTTAAATTATACACCAAGTATCCTTGTCTGACACCTGTAGTTAAAATACCACCAACACTTCCTCCTCGATAGATTGATACTGATGCATCAACATCAATTGCTAAATCATAATTACACAGACGAATTGATTGTAATACTGATGGATTTGTAGTTGATGTGAAGAGTTCTGTTCCTGCTGTTGTTACAATTGTTGCTCCGGTTCCAATGTAATCAGTATCAGTTTTTTCTGAATAAACAATAAAGGAATCTAATCCATTAATAATACCAGTAGCATCTATTCCTACTCCAGCAAATGCTTGGAAGTTCAAAATGTCTGATGGATTTGCAATGATTGGTTGATCTAAGAGTTCTGCTGCACCTTGATAGGGAATTATAACTCTTTGTGATGTTGGAACATTTTCTCCACCATCAAAGTCATGTCTTGATGTGAAATAAAGATTTGTATTATAGATATTTGTTACTTGAATAGACTCAATAACATAACTCTTACCTGCTGTTGCTGGGAATGAGTATGCAATTCCAGGCCCAATAAAGATGTCGTTGTTTGCTTCGACCGATGCAGTTCCAATACCACTACCAACTGAAACATAAATTGATGTCGTAATTCCGGTATCAAAAGTACCTGAAGGAAGATTGGTTAGTAGAGAACCATCACCAACAAAACTTGAGGCAGTAATGATACCAGTAGTATTAACACTACCGTCAGTTCCAATACCACTAATAATTTGAACAGGCTTGAACACTGAGTCAGCACTGACCCACTGCAAGATGTCATTGTTCTGTAGCGGCAAAGTTGGGGCAGAGGCCAGACTTAGTGTGTAGCTTGTGCCATTGACTAGACTTATGTTCGGATGATCTAGCCGAACGTATGGAGTTGATAGACTTGCTGAATCGTCTTGAATCCCTGTGACCGTGACAACAGTGCCGCTAATGTCAACGTCAATCGGAAAGGATGCCACGTTTGACAGATAGTCGAGGATCGTCCCGCTCTCGTCGCCCTCGGGATCAACGCTCCAATATGTATAACCAGAGGTTTGAATACTTGTGCCAACTTGACCTGACGGGACGTTGCTGGTTTGACTCGCTGCGGTGCGAGTAACAGGAGCGGTGCCCGTGGCCGGTTGTAACTTAAAGTCAGTTGCAGTTTGAATACTGCTTGCAACTGTTCCTGGTTCCCACTGACTGTTCGCGTTATCCCAGATAAGTACTTGACCATCCGATGGGCCAATAGCCGGGTCTACGGAATGAAAATAAACAGTCGTAGATCCTGTAAGAACCGCATCAAGAGAACTTCTATCAACAAAATCAAAGCTGTAGGCAAAGGAGCCAGCCGTGCCGACGCCTCCATTGATCGTTAGTTCTGTGAATGGGCCATACTCCGACGTCGAGAACCAGAAAGAACCGTTAGACGTAGGAAGAGGCAAGGCGCCTAAACTGTTCTTTGATCGGTTATCTATCAATATCCCCTGGGCGCCGTTGGTCTGAAACTCGCCCGAATTGGTAAAGGTGCCTTGCTGCATCTCGTAGCCTTGAGCGTTGGCTACCGTTTCCACGTCAGTAAGATCCCTGATCTCAGTAGCGCCACCACCGCCAGAGATCGTGCCTGGTTCCCATTGACTGTTTGCGTTATCCCAAAGAAGGGCCTGACCATCAGTAGGTGCAACCGTAGAGGTATCTACGTCGCTGAGATCATCGATGGATGAGACAGCCGTTGGTAGCTGAGTAGGCTTGAACTTGGAATCAGCATTCACCCATTGAAGGATGTCGCCGTCAGCAAGTGGCGCATCCCCTGACGAGAACATCGCCATCTCTAGGGTTATCTCTTCGCCACCTGATAGCGAAGACTTCCAGCTGTCGTCAGCAAACTGAATGCCGGATCTAGTGCCGTTCTGGTTGGCCCATCCACCTGACAGCGTAGTACCGACGTAGGTTGACACGCCGTCAATGTAGACCGTTACGTTCAGCACTCCGCTTGCGCTTTGCATGGCGCTTGCATCGTCACCGTTATTGTCTGTGATGTTCACCATCCAGGAGGTGCCGGTCCAGTTGGAGATCAGGCCGGTTCCTGGATTCGTTAAGCTGCTGGATGAATAGATCCATGTTCGTTGGGCACTACTCGGTCGCAACGAAAAGTCTGTTGCTGTCTGAATACTGCTAGACCCGCCGCCCGCAATTAGATTGCCGCCTAAACTCTTAGCCATGGATTACAGCCCTCCTACTTTGGTTGTAACACTGGGAGTTCCGCCTGTAAAACTCACTAGGCGCACTCGAACGTACTGTAGGGGCAGATCGCTAACGCTGTATCCAGTTGTCCCGTCTGCGCTGATCGTTGTATCGGCTTCTGTACTAGCTAAATTAAAGAAATAGGTATTGTCAAGGCTTCCTTCAAAACGCAACACGGCATCCGTACCAATGCCTGTGGTTGTTACCTGAAATGTGACTTGATTGGTTTTAAGGCGTACTGCAGTAGTCACTCCTACAGCCGTTAGCGTGTCTAGTTGTTTTGTACTGAACGGGAAAAGTGCCATCGCACGTCACGCACTACTTATTTACTTGAGCATAGCGTATGTTTACTAGCCTTAAACGCACTACTTTTT